TCATTTTTTGTTTTCTCTTCTGATAGCTTCTTTACATCTTTTAGCTAACGCTGATACTTCAGACTTACCCATCACTTTAGCTCTTTGTTCCATAACAGTTAATATTTGTATTTTTCTAGCAAAAGGTTTGTTAATTCTTTTGATTTTCGCACAAGTTTGTTTAGCATCAGATAGAGTGGCAAATTTAATTTTCACTGTATCTTTTGGATTTTCATCTGTGTATAATCTTCTACCACTACCTTTTGGTTTTTTTCCTGTTCCTTTTAAAGGGTCTCTTTTTTTTGTCATATTATATATCAACCTATATTTTAGAGTTAAAGACATTAATAAATTAGTCTATCTTTACTTTTATCATTATCAAAACTTTTTTTTGTTTTCTTTTTATTATCTTTTTTATTTTGTTTTAATTCTGCTTTATAAACTATATCTGGTGGAGCTACAAAGTAAGCATAAATACTATGGTAAAAAACTTTGAAAGATTTTTGTTTATGCAATCCCCATTTAAAATTTATAGCGTGATCCTGAATTAACAGTTTCATAAAAGTGTAATTATTTGGGTCTTCTTTTTGTGTGAAACACCAAATGTATTTAGCATCTAATACCATAGCATATGGATTATTGCCATGTAATTTTTTCCATTTAATATTTTTATCAAAATCAATTACTTTTTTAACATCCATGCTGTAGCACCCATATATGCACCAACAATACCTGCACCACTAATATAAAACAAATTGCTTATATCACTTAGAGCCTCAATTTTTTCTGTAGTCATAAATGGCATAAACATCATAGCAGTAAACAAACCCATACCAACCAATGTGTAAGTTGCCATCCTTCTCTGAGCTCTATGCTTTCTAAGTTCTCCTTCTAATTTTTTTATTTCTTTTATATGTTCAAGTTCTTCATCAGACACTGTTCCATCATTGTCTAAATCATATTGTGCATAATTAGAATTTTTTTGTAATCTCTTTACCATAAACCTTTTATAACATAAAAAAATTGATATGTTTACTCTCTATATGTATGTATTCAACTTAACCTATACACGCAACGCTAGTAACATAAATTTTTGCGACCCTAAAAAAAAATAAAAAAATCCTTGACCTGTTGCATAATTACCACGAGCCTTCTTTACCGACTAATGCAGAACAAAACGTGAACAAACGCTTTTTTTTAACATAATGTATGTTATGCGAACTAATGACACGAATCAGTTGCCAACTTAATTAGAAGTCTAAGGTTTTCTTGATTATATTTTTTTTCACCGAGTACCTCGAACCGTTCTATCTCTGGAACATTACCAGAACAAAACGAGTACAAAGATGGAACGAGTTTGATAAGTTTGAGCTCTCTCTGTGAGAGGGCGAAAACTAAGTTAAATACATTACCTCCTACTTTAAGATAATCCAACTGCCACAATATTTGGTATTTGGATAAGCCTAATTTCTTATCATCATTTGCTTTGAGTTCTAACCAAAAAGATTTACCTTTTATACAAGCGTGTACATCAGGGATACCGTTGATTGTAGACGATTCAACCCTCATACAATTCCAAGTGCTTTCTGTCTTTTGTATCTTGTTAAGTGCTGACCACAAGTTCTTTTCCATAACTTCCTTGTTGTAGTAAGTGCACCTAGCAGAAATGACGCTACTAGGTGCAACAAAGGATAGTCACATTTAGTGAGTGACAACACAACCTTAAACGATTGTTTAAGGAATATCAATAACTAATTCCTGTCTTTTGTTTTTGTAAATCTTGTTGTTGTTCTTGCAATGTGTTACGAACATTAGTCCAATATCTAATTATCCAAGTGTCATTTGATTTATCAATAACTGATTGTGTATTGTTAATCATTTTATTCATAAAGATAATCTGCTGATCTAATTGTTCTTCTTTATCCATTAAGTGATCTTTGTATCTGCTCATAATATTCTCCTTTGTTATGTCTTAAATATAGCACATATAGATGTGATATCAAAAAATAAATTCCTAGTTTCCCAATTTCCTATAAGGTAACTGCTTACAAAAAAAAAAAAAATCAAAGCGTAGAATCAACAAATATTTTGGGAAAATGGGAAAAATCCCAGATTACATACCCTTACAGAGAAATAGTTTTGGGAAAACTTTGGGAAAAATTCCTAGATTTTGGGAAAAATATAATTTCTAGGATTGTTTTTTCTGCATTTTTATTTTATTTTTTATATTCTAAGTAAGTGCATTATAGTAAACTAGAAAGGAAAGTGATTCGTTATGGCACAAAAAAGAAGAGAGTTGAGGTCAATACAAGACCTTACAGACAAACAAAAAAGGTTTATAGATATATTAGTAGACAATTGGGGAAAGATCACAAAGACCGATGCGTTAATCGAGAGTGGTTACAATACGAAAACAAGAGAGAGTGCAATGGTTCTTGCATCGAAACTCACGAACCCAGATATCAATCCACATATATGTCGATACTTGGAAAAAAGAGTAGGCGAAGAAAAAGAAAAGTATGAGAAGGATAAATTAAGACGTTATAAGATACTAGACGATCTTAGGGTTCAGTCGTCAGCCAAGGGTCAGTTCACTGCTTCCATTAATGCTGAGTATCGATCTGGACAACTAGCCGGCTTATACGTTGACCATAAACAAATCACACACTCTACCTTAGAGGGAATGAGTAGAGATCAATTAGAAAAAAGATTAGAAGAGTTAGAGAGTAAGATTGGTGAAGCGAAAAACATAATAGATGTAACACCAGAAACAAAGTAATTAAATGACCGATAAAAAAAGAGTGCTAATAAAGTTTAAAGAACTAGAGTGTGCCTGTATGCGTAACTTTCGTAACATACCTTTTTTTCTTCTTTTTTCTTTTTCACTAAGTTTTTTATTCTTAAAAAAAGTTGTTCGATATTTTTGCCAACTAATTTGTTTTTGTGTAAAACGAATCGTACCTATCTTTAAACTATAAATATAACTATCTCTAACATTTTCTGGATCAAGCAATGCCCACTCACATATTTTAATAAAGTCATCACTATAACCTATCAACCAGTTATGAGCTTCACATTTTACAAAAGAGGATTTTCTATCAGACTGATGGACAAGCACATCTTCAATAGCATTGATGACTACATATAAAAAAAGTTTTTCTTCTGGATTACGTTCTGTAAATACCAAATCTTTCGAGTTACGGTATCCGAGAACTTTTAATACTTCAACAGAAGGTAAATACATTTAGTGTCCATATGTTCTTACAAGATGAATTAACAACTCCTTGTACCTCTCACTATATATACTACCTTTGTCTTTAAAATATAAATAATCGCCATAAACTGATTCTATAAATGCGTGTCGATCATCTGGCTGCATCTGTCGTGGGTCGATAGTCCAGTCACTTGATTCTGTATCTTTCATTAAATCTTCAAGAATATCGTACATCGACATTTTTTTCTTTCTCCTAGTCATCGTTTTAGTTTCTTCATTCTTCTATGTCCTAAACTAAATGTTTTGGTCTGTGAATTACAGTTTGGACACAAGAAACGTAAATTCTTTAACCGATTATCATTATTAACACCATTAATATGGTCTAAGACTAAAGTCAAGGTTTTACTTTGCCACATCGGTTCTATCTTACATATAGCACATATGTAAGGGATCAACCCTTCCATAATTATTCTTTCTTTAACTCTGTGTCTTGGGTGCGAAGAGTTAGCTACGAAAACCTTGTGATTTGGGATTTTTCGCAAACCAATTCTGAACGCTAGAGACATCTTCTTGCCTTTGTTCCACGCTGTGTGTTTCTTGGACATCAATTAAGTTTAAGTTACCACTGCCACCACAAGTCTGACAAGTCTCGGTATGACCACCAACAAATTTGTAACCATTACCCTTACAGTCAGTACAAACAATATATCGCTTGTTACTCATCTTAATTTTAATTGGCTCGTGTTTCGTGTCTCGTACACTCTCTCTCCAAGCTTCATCCATCATTCCCATTTTATTCTTGTCCTTTTGATAACTGATCTTTTAAGTCCTCTAATTTAATTTGCTCTTTTTTAGACAGATACGTCAAGTGCGAATCAATAAGTTTAGAAATCATATTTGCAGGATTTCTGTGTGTCTTATCACACAAGCCTTTTAATAATTTATAGCTGTCTATTCTTATCGCTACAGTTCTCCATTTAGTAGTGTCCATTTTTGCTCCTATAAAGTTAATAACCATATATATGCCCATACTACTAAGTTTACAGACAATATAAATGTAAGTATTGTTTTACTCATATTATGATTTTAGTGATACGATAAGAAAAGTCAAGAGGAGTTGACTAATAGTTGTGATATGATATAAATTTAAATTAAACGAAGGGATATTATGGAAAATCTACTCGAACAAAAGATAGCTCTTGAAAACCTTTGGACAAAAATGTATAGACATCATGGAGTGTATACGAATCAGATGGTATATCTTGATAAAGCATTGTCTAATATTAGAAAAAAGATTATTGTCCAAGATCAAGAAGCTATGAAGAAAAGAGTACATAATCAGATAAACGATTAGATAGTTTCACCGAAGTTATCTCCAATCGCAACGTCTACTTTCATTGGAACTAAAAACTCCACACAACCCTCCATCTCACTTTTTATAGCCTCAATGTCTTTTTCATTTTTAATACTAAAACACAATTCATCGTGTATTTGTAATAATGGTATGTGTCCGATCTTAGCAACATTTAAGATTGCTTTTTTAACTTGGTCAGCACTACTACCTTGTATTAATCTGTTCAATGCTTTGTAAGTAAAAGCTCTCTTAATATTTTTTTGTCCATATTTTGCTGATGCGTTTTCAAATCTTTCTGGTGTATGTACACCCCAGTCTTTTGGTTCCCATAAATCGAAACGACATTTTCTTCCAAGTTTAGTTCTAATCACCCCTTCATTATTTGCTTTGTCTGAACATTTATCTGCAAGTTGTTTTAAGAAAGGTACCTTACGATTATACTTGTCTATTAAATTAGTAGCTTCATCAAAACTCAACCCTAACATATTAGCTAATTTGTTTTTACCCATACCATACATTAAACCTAAACTAATTGCCTTTGCACTTTTCCTATCGATACCACAAATGTCAGCTACAGTTTGATGAAAGTCTGCTTCACTATCTTTGTATGCTTGTACGATTTCTTCTGCACCTTGATAACCAATTGCCTTACCGTAGTGGACAGCGATTCGTGGTTCTTGTTGCGAGTAATCTAAAGCAACCCACTTCTCACCTTCTTCTGGTAAGAATAATCCTCGTATTAAGTTACCAAACTCTTTATTCCTAGCAGGTAGTTGTTGTAAGTTAGGATTATTCATAGATAACCTACCACTAACCGTTCCACCACTATCACTTCTTAGTTGGTTTATCTCACCATGTATTCTACCTTTGTGTGTATACTTGATGATACTATTGATAAAAGTGTTATGAAATTTATTTAACTCTCTAGCGTTTACAATTAACTTTGATATGTCGCTTTTGTTTTCGTTTAACCAAGCCTGTGTAAAACTAGGCTCACCACTTTTAGCTGTGCGTGGATATTCAATACCTAATTTATCATATGCAGTTGCGATACTTCTGGCAGCCCATATATCTATGTCTCTACCAACCATTTTTTTTATAGTGTGCAAAGATTCTTTTTCTCTGTTCTTAAAATCTATTTTAAGTTTCTCTGCACCTTCAACGTCAACACGAATACCACGTCTTCTCATCTCAATTAAGTGTGGTAATAAATCTCTTTCTAATTGCCAAATCGTATCTAAATTTTGTTTACTGATTTCGTGTTTAAATCTTTTCCATAAGTCATACGTCAGTCGTGCATCTTCTTGAGCATACAAGCCAACAGATTCACTTGGCAGTTTCCACATTTCTTGTTTCGGATCGATCCCATATAGTAAAGCTGTTTCTCGTAAATCTTTTTCTGCTTTCATCTCACCCAAATATTCTTTCGCTAAAGCATTAAGAGAGTAACTATATTTATTCTCATCTAACAATGCACCTGCTATCATAGTATCAACTATTTCACCGTTTACTTTAATACCATAGGATTGTAACCACCCAACGTCATATGATGCGTTGTGAAATATCTTTCTACAAGGTAAGGCACAAATATCGTGCATATATTTGAGAACCTGTTCTTTGATTAAATTACCACCACCTAGATGTCCAAAAGGATAGTAAGCACTAAAACCCTCTGTGGCTACTGCCATACCAATTATCTCACCTTTGTTAAATGCCCAACCAGCTCCTAACCCATTGTTGATACCCTCATCTCTTGTTTCTAAATCAATAGCTATTTCTGTGGCACTAGATAAATCTTTATACTCTATTGGTGGTGACCACATAGTTTTCTTTTGTAATGGAAATACTAACTGCACTAATAATCTCTTTCTAAAATCATTTCACAATAATGAATTGCTTTTAATATATCTTCTTTTTTTCCTTTATGTGGATGTCTACAAATATATTTAATGACATTACCCTCTGCAAATTGTAATTTA